GCATACCATAAGCTCCTTGGTTCCCAGCCGACAAAGGAGCACCAGCGGCCGTAACATTAGTTCCTTTTTGGGCATCTACGGCATCAGGCATGTTTCCAGTTCCGTAATACCATTGGTACAGTAGCGGTGGCGGAGGAGCAGCGCCAGTTGATCCAGGAACACTTCCTCCGGTTCCTGATCCAGCTGGACCGGTTGGACCTTGAGGTCCTTGAGGTCCTTGAGGTCCCTGTGGACCTAGAACGGAACGAACAGTAGAAGAAGATTGGGTTGAAGAGAATGGCGCTGACCCCGAGGTTATATCAATAGACGATCCTCCGGCCAAAGGTACTCCAGACGGTCCCTGTGAAGCCGCCGGAGCCGCAGGAGGAGGGCAGTCTTTAACGGGAGTGAAAAGAAGTCTATAGCTTGGGTTATCCTGTAACATTTTTAAGGCCTGGGGTTCTGTCGGAATCCTACTAACGCCATCTCCAGTATAATAACCTATTATGGGTGGTCCATTCATAGCAAAATCTAAAATTCCAGTACATTTTGGATCTTTTGCACATTTAGATTTAGCATCGTCTATGCTATCGGTACGTATGGTTTGTTCGTTACTAGCTTTACTGAAATCTAGAAACTGTCCTGATCTCCCATCTAAAGGTTCTCCGTAACACTGTTGGTTTTCCAAACCTTCAGTAAAGTTGGTGAAGTGGGAGAATCCAGGGAATGCGATTGTCTGCCACCCATTTGAACGAGCAATTAGATCATATACGATAATTACTACTATAATTAAAACCGTAAGACCGAATAACACGCCAACAATCCCAAGACCTAACTTCCACCGACCCGCGGAAGCTAGAGCGGCTGCTGTAGCAGCCTGGGCGTCCGCCGCAGCTTTAGCCGAAGCTGCCTGAATTTCGGCATTCTGCTTTGCGAGGTTAGCAATATAGTCCCCCGAAAACGTCGCTTTGGAAATATCGGGTTGTAGGACTTGAGGAAGTACAGGACCAACTGGAGCTGCTGGTTTACTTGAGCTTCCACCCATTTGTTAGAAAGCCGGAAGTAAAAACGGACGATATGACAGTGAAATGTCTATGAAGGAAATGTACTGCAACAATTGTGGTGAAAAAGGTCACGTGTTTCGAACATGTAAAGACCCAATCATATCGTGTGGGATCCTCTTGCTGAGAGGAGCCTACGATCCTCTTAAACTACCATCAGACCCACGAACGATAGGTGTTCTGATGGTGAAACGTAAAGATTCGATGGCGTATATGGAATTTATTCGAGGAAAGTATGATTTGGGTGATCCAGAATACCTTGAACGATTAATTGGAAATATGACCTTGCCCGAACAAAAACTTATCGTGTCCGAAGAGTTTGATACCTTATGGACCAAACTGTGGGGACAGGGGCGAGACACACATTCGGCCGAGTACGAGATTTCGAAATCGAAGTATTACCAGCTAGACAGGGTCGATATTACGACACGCAACCGATCAAAGTACTCTGAACCAGAATGGGGATTTCCAAAAGGACGCAGAGCCCGAGGCGAGTCTGATTCTACATGCGCAGTCCGAGAATTCTTCGAAGAAACCAATATTCCTCCAGAGGCGTATACTTTGCACGAAGACCTGAAGTTCACAGAGACCTTTAAAGGTACAAATAATATCATGTACCGCCACATCTACTTTGTGGCTTTATTGACAGATTCCAAGATCGTGAACTTAAAACAAAAACTCACATTCATGCAGAGCAAAGAGATTTCGGAAGTTGACTGGAAATCGTTGAACGAATGTAAGTCCGTAATTCGACCGCACTATACAGAACGAGTAGCTCTAATGGGCCAAGTTGAACGTCTGATTGCCACACACCAAAGTATGTCATAGTAATAACAATGAATACAATTCTTTCAGCAGCTGGAGTATTTGGTGGGTTCACAGTGGGAACCAGCGCAATTCTTATGGCAAGTACGTACGCTACGTGCGAAAAGATAGATACAGCAGTATCGTTTAAAGATGGAGCAATTGCCGCCGCAGTTCCGGCTCTAGCTTACTTTTTAGCTTCATACTTTGAGTTCTTACGTCGTCCTTTCGTTGATTTTTATATCAATTTCGGGGTACAGGAACCCTGGGACGGTAGAATAGCCATGGGCCATATAATTCTTATTTTCTTATGGCCTATGATCGTCTGGTCATTCCACGACGCATCCACGAAAGCGTGTGTCGCTTCAGTCGATGAGATGGCAAAGTTCAAGACTGAACTTATGGCAAAGCTAAGCAATAAGCAGCACAAAGATGCTAAGAATGCAGAAGCTCCTCCTAAATCAGCTTAGAAATCAAAGTCCAAAATATAGACCACGGTCAAGTATGCAGCAATTGCCAGACCCATAATCCATATCCAAACAGGAAACACTGTAGACTCTCTCTTTCCAACACCAAAAGGGCGGATATTTCCTTGTCTATCAAAAGCCACGGCTGGCTTTACATAGAGAAACCCTGCGACGTAGAAAAGATAAATTGCGACTGTCCATAATTTAGGATTCTTGCGGACAACCTCTTCCATTATCATTTCGGTTGTAAAATTAAGTGAGAATGTCCTACGTTTTGCCCAACCGAAAGGCGTTCGTGGATTCCATAACACGCATTTTCCTGAAGTACCGCCAGAAGGATATGGAAGGTACAGATGGTAAACCGGGTGAACTGTATCCTTACCAGAAACTCGTCAGGGACTACCTTCTTATTGAAACTCCGTACCGAGGTCTATTAGTCTACCACGGTCTTGGATCAGGAAAGACATGTTCAGCCATCGCGGTCGCCGAATCGTTAATGACAAATAAGAAGGTATTTGTCTTACTTCCTGCATCGCTCAAGGTGAATTTTCTTGGAGAGATCAGAACGTGTGGTGATCCGGTATACAAGAAAGACAGTCATTGGGAAGAGAAGAAGGTTCGGACACATGAAGATCGTGATACTGCAAAATCTATGGGCATTTCCGATGAGTATTTGGACAAGCAGGGGCGGTACTTTATGACTGTTCAGGGTGCCGCTCCAAACTTTCGGACGTTGTCCCTCGATCAGCAGAAGGGTATTGATGGTCAAATTGACGATCTAATCAATTCACGGTTTACGTTCATTAACTACAACGGTCTGGTTGAATCCAATATTGATCGTATTCTTCATTCACCACATATGTTTGACGACTCGGTTGTGATTATTGAAGAAGCTCATAACTTGATTGGTGCAGTAATCAACGAAAGCGAACTGAAGCGTCGGGTGTACGATATGATCTATAAAGCTACAAACTGTAAAGTGGTGGCTCTGACGGGTACTCCAACCATCAACCGTCCTCAGGAAATTGCGTTTCTCATGAATCTTCTGCGTGGACCTATTGAGAGAGTTACAGTTCCTACGAAATCCGCAATGGCATGGGACGAAGCCCTGATGACGGCCTTTTTCCGTCAGCAGAAGGATATTGATACGGTAGAGTACAATTCCGTGAAACACGAACTGAAACTTACCCGTAACCCCCCTTATTTCGAGAGCGTCTACAACGATAAGGGAGATCGGATTGCTGTAAAGTACAACAAGGATTTTAAACAGGAACCGGATATCAAGAAATGGGCGGCGGAATGGAAGATCGAGTTTGAGAATAAGTTTGCGGGCGTAGAGCTTCTTGGCGAAGATAAGATGTCTATAGAGAATTTGGAATGTTTGCCAACGGATTATGAAGAGTTTGTCAAAATGTTCGTAGAAGGATTGAATATCAAGAACGCTCTTCTGTTTGGACGTCGAATTCAGGGTTTGGTGTCTTACTACAAGGGAGCTGACGAGAAGCTGATTCCTAAGAGGTTAGACGAAGACAAGACGCTTCAGAAAATTGATATGTCTGACGAGCAGTATCTGAGGTACTTAGAAGCTCGAAAAATTGAAATTGACCGTGAAGCTAGGAAGAACCGCAATCCGTCTTTAAACGATGATCTTGGTTCATTCCGACCGGCTTCACGTCTAGTATGTAACTTTGCGGTTCCTCCGGAGTTCAAGTACAAGATGACAGAAGAAGGTGATACAGAATATACGTTGCGTGGCAAGCCTATTCCTGAAGATAAACTGGAAATTTTGAAAAAAATTGATTCGGAACCTGAAAGATTCTTAACTCCCAAGGCACTCTCTAACTTCTCGCCGAAAATGGCCCAGATGCTCAAAGACTTGAAGTCTTCTGTAGGTAAAGATGGTGAGTTTAACAACCAGTTCGTGTACTCTGAGTACACAACACTGGAAGGACTTGGAGTATTCAAGCTCATTTTGAATCACAATGGGTTCCAGCCATACAAGTTAAAGAAAGAAGGAGGTCAATGGCGTGAAGGCGAGATGGTAAAAGGAGTTCCGGCGTATGCTTCGTGGACCGGAGACGAAGATGGTGATGAACGTGAGATGGCGCGTCTAATATTCAACGGCGAGACGGAAAAGTTACCTTCGTCGCTGAAAGATTCACTGAAAGAACGCAAGTTGTGTATTTTCATGGGAACTAAGGCGGCCGCTGAAGGTATTACGCTCAAGAAAGTGCGGAACGTGTACATCATGGAACCATACTGGAACCCTGCGCGTATTGAACAGGTTATTGGACGTGCGATCCGCGTGAATTCACATTCATCCTTACCTGAAGATGAACGTACGGTAACAGTCAAACTATATATGTCTGTGTTCTCTGAAAAACAGCTGAAAGATCAGGAAGGACCTAACATTACTCTAATTCGGCGCAACGATACGATTCCCAAACGTTACGAAGGCAGCGAACCAGTTGAAGCTTTTCTGAGTTCAGATGAAGTTCTGTACGAAACTGCGTACAAAAAGGGTAAGATTAGTAAGAGCATTTCCACAATTTTGAAACAAGCCGCAGTAGATTGTGAGATTCATCGTAAACTACATTCGAAAGAACAGCCGGTGATTCAGTGTATGCGTTTCGACACAACAGTCACAGCTGAAGATCTGGCATACCGCCCATCTTACTTGAACGACGAAAAGGACACATTGTACACGCGTAACTTGATACGAAAGAGGCGAAAGCTCCAGATCATTAAGATTAAAGGTATTGTAATGATCCTAGATCCTCAAACCAATGAGATATTTGATTACTCCGCGTTTCAGGACAAGCAGCGGTTATTTCAAATAGGATCACGTAATGGACCGAACGCTATAAGCTTTTTCCCGCATGTTGTATAAATGGCGACCGTCGCCCATCCAAAGACCATAGGAAATAATCAGACTGGAACGCGCGGTTTATCCGCTGCTGACTGGACACGCTTGAAGCGTCTGCAGGGTGCTAAGACGTACGCTACCGTAATTGCGAACAATACCGACATTAACTCCCCTACACCGTTACAAGCTAAATATGCCGTACCAATGCTGATTCCTCGGCATACCGGAGAAAGCCGTATTCAGCGCACGAACGGTCAGTGGTTAGATTACAAAGCTTCGCAGACTGCGGACTATATCACTTCTAAGTCGCATATCAGCAACACAAACGCCAAGAACCTGCAGCTCACTCGTTTATGCAACTGTACAACGACCAGTCTGAATGTAGACCGTACTGGATGCAAGAAATGCGGAGTATACACACATAAAACTATTCAGTAAATAAGTAAGAGATGTCTGGAGGTTTAATTCAGCTCGTTAATAGAGGCGCACAAGATCAACTGATATGTGGGAACCCATCGTTCACGCATTTTAGGTCCGTGTACAAGCGCCACACCGAATTTGCGATGGAGCAGTTTGAGTTAGTTTTTAAGACTACGAATTTACGTTTGCCTGCGTCTGGATCATTAACGCTACGAGCTACTGTCGACCAGCTTGCTCAGTTAGTGAATGACTGTTATGTTGTGATGACGCTTCCAAACATTTATTCGTCAGTATTTCCTGTTTCAACGACACACCCAAACTTAAATCAGAATTCTGATGCCATAGGATATGAATTCGAGTGGATTCGAAATATCGGGTACAATATGATCAATTACGCAGCGATTAATATCAACGGCCAGGAGATTGTTCGTCATACCGGCGAATGGATGAAACTGTATGCTGACTTGAACTTTGATGCGAATAAGAAGGCTATGGTGAACCAGATGGTCGGAAATGTACCTGAAGTGTATGATCCAGCTAACGCTTATGACCGTATGAATCAGTATCCACATGCACTATCGACACCCACATCAGCGGCCGAACCGTCGATTTACGGTCGGGTACTAAACGTACCTCTTCATTTTTGGTTTTGTGAGAATGTTGGAGCGGCGTTGCCGTTAGGAGCACTCCAGAATTCATCGATTGAGATCATTGTTGAACTGACGAACATGTACAACTTATTCACGATCCGCGACATTCGTGAAACAATTAACAACCATCCAAACCCAAATTTCGGTAAGAGAGTGGCTCCTGATCCAAGTAGTGCATTGATGACTATGAACAACTTCCTGTCACCCCCAACTTACTCGCCTGTTCCGTATCCAACAAATCCCGAACTTATGTATTGGAATCTGAATCCGTTCATTGAAGCCAATTACATATTTGTAGGCGACGCAGAAATGGCCAATATTGCTCGCATAGAGCATTCGTTCTTAATTAAGCAGATTGATACGGTGAGTGCAAACGGGCAGTATGGCGCAAGTAATGATCTTTCTCTGCTAATGAAGAATCTGTGTACTCAGGTCGTATGGGTAGCCCAGCGTTCAGACCGTGAACTCCAGAACGATGCCGATAATTACACGAACTGGGAAAACCCATTCAAACCTCCAATGAGTTCAATTGGAATAACAGGTATGGCACCCGCATATTCGAGTGGAAACGCACTAAGTACTGCCATATCCCAGCGCGATATTCTGCTAGAATCGTCTATTATTTTGGACGGTAAGGAACGGTTCTCATACAAACAATCATACTTCTTTTCCCAGCTGGAAAATTACCGTCACCAGAAAGGCCGTACGTCGACGGATATTCCGGGGGTGTATACATACTCTTTCTCGCTTGACCCATACAGCATCCAGCCTAGTGGACATATTAATGGATCAATGTTCAATAAAACCTTACTGCGCAACACGTTCGTCCAACCTCCACTCGTTACGTCTCACGACCCAACAAATGTTCCACCTTCACCAGTATGTGTTCTCAAATCAACCGTGAATCTTCCAAATCCTACAGTTGTTAACCCTGGTGCGACCGGTCCGAATGGGCAGTTACTATACTCGCCTCAAGACTTGATTTCTATTGTTCCAAGCACACAGGTCGCAAATGCTGTAAAGACGCTACAGTACAATTATACTGTGAGAGCATACGTTGAATCGTACAATTACTTGCGAGTGATGGGTGGAATTGCCAACGTTGTTTTCAGCTCGTAATGTATAATAGGAATGACTACCGGAGTCAAGATTCAGTCGGCAAAGTACGGAGTGGGTACTAATACTGTAGACGTAACAAAAGCTGTTTCAGCCCAGTTAAGAGACGGACGACTGAACTTTGTTGTTACTCCATCGGCCTTGAATGTAGATGACCCAGCGCCGGGACAGCTGAAAACTCTGACTGTAACATACTCGATCAATAATGGAGCGAGTAATACGGCTACGGCAGTAGACGGTGATTCTATAGACATTGACGCTCCTCCCGCCCGTCTGGCTTCAGGATTACAAATCAAGAAGGCTCAGTACGGTTACGATAAGTCGTATACGGATGTTACGAGTGCTGTTCGGACTTATTTGAACGACGGCTCAATCAATTTAACGGTAAGTCCTAGTTCGTTAGGTATTCCAGATCCGAATCCTCAGAAAGTGAAGTACTTGATGGTAGATTACACAATTAATGACGAACCAGGGTCGAAAAAAATTCAGGACGGTCAGAAGTTCCAGATTCATGCGCCAGCCGTAGCTGCGGATATAACGCATACACCTACAGATGGAGCGTTGGATATTGTTGGATCACTGTTTAATGACGTGTTCTTATTCATCAAGACTTTCTTCGTTCTTGCGATGACGATTCAGGCAGCTAAGTACGGTCAGACACTTTTTAATGGAGGGTACTGGGTCCTCGGTGGGCTTACGCTTTTCAGTTACGGATTTTTCCCGATTCTAGTTCTCCCAGTACTGATTTTCATTTGGACTCTGATTATAGGTTAAACAAACAACAGTTAAATAAATAATGGAAACTGATATTTACTTAAGTTTCACTCTAGAGTTTGAAAACCCTCTCTACAGTGAACGAACAATGCGAGAATGGCATACTGTTTGGAAAACGGTATGTGAAATGGCGTACAATCCTAGTACTCATCAGTACCCTACTATTCGTACCTTTTCGCACTACTCACATGAAATTGAAGATTTGCATATTTATAGAAACAATAGTCATCGAATTAAAAACCATAAATTGTTGTGCTTTGAGCATGTATGGAAAGAATACAAGAAAAGGACGCCGATCACTAATACTCATTTGAAGGAACTTTATGTTCCGCGTCTATTGATTCCCACGCCTGAAGCTCAAGAGTTTATTCAACAAACATTTCCAAGTTGTACCATCATTTTCTGGGCAGAATAAGTAAATGAGCGGAACTCTAGAATTACCTAAAGGTCCAGTTACTCCTTTGCGTCAGGTTCGTCCAGCAGATCCGTACGATTCTGAGGCATACTCTACCGCTAAAAAATTGAGCGTTCCCACTCCCCAATTACTTGCAGAAGCGAAAGCCGCGCAGGCGCTAGAGGAAGTTCCTAAAAATAAAGGGGGCAAGTCTCGTCGTCGTAAGGGGGGCAAAAAGGCTCGTAAAACGCGCAAGACTCGTCGTCGTATGACGAAGTCACGTAAGTAAATGAAAAATTGGCTTTCGCCGTTATGTTTTTTTGAGTTTTGTTGTTTTTATGTTTTTTGAATTACATGTCCGCAAACTTACCCACCCCGGCATAGCCGAGGAACACCTCTGCGTCGTTGTAGACGCGGTGTGTGGTCTCACCGACCAGGTGGCCCTTGATCTCGTCCAGCCCCTCCTCGGAGCTGGCCGCCGGGCCAGTCACGTGGCGACCCGTCTCGGGGTGCCAGTAGACTCCAGCCGTATCGGTCTCCGTGAGACCGGTCAGCGCCTTCAGGTCCTCGTAAGAGAGAACCTCGGGCACCACCGGCTCAACGACCTTGGCTGTATTCTTGGCCGCAAGCCAAGCTTGGACGTGCTCGTCCTTGGTCTTCGCGTCAAACTCCTCGTCTGACAGACCCTCCACATGCTTCTTCAGCATCTTCTTAGCGTTCTCAAACGCCTTCTTGTCCTCACCAAATGCCTCTTTCAGCATCTTGGTGTGACTCGCACCGGCGGTAAACGTGAACTCACGCTTACCATCAGTGTTCTTCGCCGCAGTCTTTGCGACCGCGGGCTTCTCCTCTTCACCGGCCGCCACCTTGGCGACCTTCTTACCCTTCACGGGCGCCGACGGAGCGTCGGCCTTCTTGGCAGGAGAGCGCTTGGCCTTCGCAGGCGTCTTAGGCTCCTCTGCCTTACCCGCGCCAGCATTGGCAACGGGTTCGACAACCTTGACAGTGTCACCGCCCTTCTTCAGCTCGGCGAGCATCTTGGACAGCTCATCGCGAGCCGCCTTGATGTCCTCCGCCGTATTGATGTTGGAAGTGATAATGAACTTGCTCATGTTGAGTGTATGTTCTTGTCTTGATTTGGTGTGAAATACTTAATATTAATTAAAATAAATCCGTTTTTGATAATTGCGTTTCTTAGAGTGTTTTATAGTACATAAATCTAACAAATGTCTACTGAGTTCGCCAAGGAGCATCTGCGCGAACACCTTGTGGGGTTACTTGTCAGCCCCGTAGCCGATGGGTTCTGGTCAATCCACGACTCGGCTAAGGAACTGTGTGACCGCAATGGTCAGCCTGACCAGATTCTGCGCACGTTTCAGAATATGCTCACGCGTATCCCAGAGTGGTCAGACTCTACTTTATCTACGGAAGTTGAGCGTATACTTAAGGTCACAAATTGTAAGTATATGGATGACCTTCTGATGGGTGTTTTCATTGCGTACATGAAGTCGTTTGCGTCTCTCCATTACCGCGGATCCCAGTCTCAGCTGAAGATTGAGTTTGATCGTCCGAGCTTCGCGAAGTTCATTCATGAGCTGTACAAGCATTCGGCTCGCAAGATGTGGCAGATGGCTTACTATTTCAAGACAGTCGGTGTTTCATCAGAGCAGCAGGCGCGTAACCGTCAGGAAGTTGAGAAGATTGTGACGGAGTGTATGGAGCAGGTCATTCGTTCGTTCTTACCTTGGGAGGCGATTGCCAAGAAGTACTTTTCAGAGGATGATGATGAGCCGTCGCAGAGTGTTTCATTACCTATTCACGTCGAGCATGCCCCAGAGGAGCCGGTAAAGAAAGCGGGTGCTGCCGCATCCACTCAGGTTAAGTTCGAGGACGAAGTGCCGGAGTCAGATTCTGATTCGGGGTCAGATGATGGGTCTGAAAGTGGCGACGACGGTCGGTCAGAGTTAAAGGTGGGAGACGAGACTGCGGAAATTGAGTTTGAAGATATGGACAAGCCGGCGGTAGTTCCTGAAGTAGAGGGACAGGATGATGATCCACTGAAGGAAATCGAAGGTAAAATGGGTGAAACTCTCGTTCTAAATATGTGAAATTTTGATTGAGCGCAAAATAAATGATGATTCCCATTGCAGCTATTTCAGTTGCCCTTGTATGCTTTATCGTATACGCTCTTGAGCGCCGGTCAAAAGGTGAGCCGATTGACTGGGTAGACGCGGGCAAGCTTTCGCTCTTCGGAGGTATTATTTCAGCCGGTGTGGTATTTGCGACCACAACGGATGTTGTTACAGATGCAGTGAAGACTATGGAGATCCCGAACGTTCAGGATATGTTCGTAGGTAAGCCCACTTTTTGATGTTCGCTACACAAATAAATGCTTGAAGATTCCCCGGAAATCCCTCCTGGTATTGAAATAGGAGTCAAGGATGTACCCGAATCACAAGCAATTATAGATGCAACAGAAGAGAAGAAGAAGGCAAGAGAAAATAGGGAAAATATGGAGTTTGTTGAATCAAAACTTAACAAACTCTTATACAACTCGTGGTATCGGAAGTATATTAGTTATATGTTTTGGAGCAATATTGGTACACCTCTCAACTTAACTATTACGTTATTATCTGCCCTGACAGCAACATCTTCATCAAACTCTGCTATTTTTACCGGGAATACAGTTGCTGGTATTCAAATCAGTATTTTGGTGATTTCAGCTCTCAATACATTCTTTCGCCCATACGTTCAGGCGAATGACAATTTGAAGTTTATGCTGGAAATTCAAAAACACGGTGCTAAATTCGATGAAATATAT